GAGCAAGCGCCAGGGCAAGGCCTCGGACCGGTAGCCGGCCGATTTGCACCGCCGACCGGTGATTTTATTTCTAACTGGATGCGCGGCCGCAAAAAAGTACCGACCAGGCGGCGCACGTTTGCACCAGCAACAGCGGGAGGATTTAGATAATGGGAGCTCCGAAACCATCTAATAAATCAGCGGCCTTTACAAGCGGGCGAAATATCGAGCAAAAAAAACCAGGCGAGGAATACAAAGCCGAAAGGGCAGCCAAAAAAGCAAAGTCATGGGCCGCCGGCGGCGCGGGAGGCGGCACCTGGGGCCCTAAAAAGAAAAAGACCAAAGAGGAAATACGCGAAAAGAGCCAGGCCACAATGGCAGCGATCCGCGAGCGATTGGCAAAGCGCCGGCAACCAATGAATACGGCATTTAGCGGCTTTTCAAGTAAAAGATAATGGATCCGACCGGTAAATCGAGCTCATATCACCCCTATGGCCTGCCAATGATTAAAAAGTGGCATGGCCAGGGCAAGCGCAAAAAGAAAAAACTTTTGCGGCAACGATCATTTATGAGGACCGAGGCGCAGGCGCCCCAGGGCCCAAAAACAGATATTAACCCCTGGAATAAAAGATAAGGAGGCAAATTATGTCAGGCGAGGGCACAGCACCATCAAAACATGGCAGGAAACCGGAGCCGGATCGTTACGACGGCCGGCCAGCTGGCGGCGATACGGCAAAAGCCAAAGATGTACGCAAAGGAAACCAGGAGTACAAAAACAAAGCCGGCTGCATTAAGGGTAAAAAGGGCGGCTATTAATCCGAGATTTACCCACTAAGAAACAGGAGCGAGTCATGCCATTAACCGAAAAAGGCCAGAAGATCATGGCCAGCATGAAAGCGCAGTATGGCGGGAAAAAAGGCGAGCAAGTTTTCTATGCGAGCAGAAACAAGGGCACGATCTCCGGCGTTGAGAAAGGCCAGCGCAAAAAGAAAAAGCACAACGAGTATATGCGCAACCGCCGGCCGATGCCGGAAACTCGCAACTATGGCCGCCAGACATACCAGCGCAAAAAAGAAAACTATTAGGAGGATCCAATGGCAGAGGACAAAAAGAAAAAAAAGGGCGTCGATTGGACAATGGCTTTGCCTGGTTTTGGAGCCGGCAAAGCAATCTATTCATATCTAAAGGGCCGGCGCCAGATGCCAGAAATTCAAACCGGTGTGCGCAAGGTGCAGCCAACCCAGGAACAAACGCGGCAGAATGTAGCCCAGGCGGCGAAAAAGAAAAAAAGCAAAAAAGAAAAGCTCGATGAGGAAATGGCCAAACGCGAGGCGGAGCGCAAAGCCAGGGGCGAGAAAAAGCCAGGCGGGATCGGCGGCGTCGTTTCCGATATTGAGGAACGTAAGCGCCGGATGCGCGAGGTCATGGAATCTGAATAAGCGCCATTACCATTAATCGCTAACAAAAACCAGGAGGTAGAACTATGGCAGCAAAAGCCGAGGACCAGGCAAAAGCAGCGGCCGAGCCAGATGGCCGCACCGATCGAGAAAAACTTGCAGATATTGGATTGAGCGAGGCAGAAATGGCCGCTTTAGAGGGTAAGGATACCGACGAGGCGGCCGACAAGGGCGGATCCGGCAAGGATGCCGACAAGCCCAAAGACCAGGAGGCCGACGATGCCACCAAAAGGAAAGACGCGGCCGAGGCCGGCGACAAAGAGGATGCCGATGCCGAAGATACAGCGGGCGCCGATACCGGACCAGGTAAAACGATACCGGATCACTTCATACCCCTGGCGGAAACATTAACCCAGGAAGATCTCGACGCGATCGATGAGGCTTTGGGCGAGCTCAAAACCAAGTTTGATGATGGCGAGATCGATTACGAGGAATATACCGATACCCGCCTAAAGTATGAAAAACTATTGTGGCACCATGAGCAAGCGGAGATTTCAAACGTCAATGCAGTAGAACAACGCTGGCAGTGGGAACGCGAATGGTATTTACAAAGCAATCCGGAGCTGAATCAAAACCAGGTTGTTTACGGCGCCTTTGCAGCCCAGGTAAACGCGCTCTTAGCCGATGAAGATTGGGGCATAGCCCCTGGCTTTGAGATCCTTAACGAGGCACACAAGCGGGTAGCGAGCGAGATTTCCAGCCTGGGCGGACCGACGGCCGGCATACCAAACGGCAGACCGCCAGCCCAGGGATCCAAAGAGGATGCCCAGGCGAAAGCCGACGAGGCCCTGGCCAAAGCCAAAGCGCATGAGGCCGGCAAGCGGCCACCGCATACCCTGGCCAAAGTGCCGGCAGCCGAGCAAAACAGAGATACCAGCAAGTTTGCTTATCTTGATAATCTCGATGGCGAGGAATTTCAAAAGGCCATCGATAAACTGAGCCCCGCCGAGCTCAAAGAATATGAGGAAAGCCATTAATGATTGAGCCGACCGCGATCATTGACCAGGGCGCGAGGATAGATCCCTCGGCCTATGTTGCGCATTTCGCGTATATCATGGCCAGTGCGATCATAGGGCCCTGGTGCATCATAGGCGCCTATGTATTCATAGGTGATGGCGTGAGCCTGGCCGAGGGCGTCAATATAATGTCACATACAACCTTGACCGATTGCGAGATCGGCAGCAACGCATTTATTGGCCCAGGTGTGCGGATCCTAAACGTAAAAAAGCCCAGGGCCGGAGATCCGGACCTTGAAGCGGATCCGGTATCTATTGGTGATGAGGCGGTGATCGGTGGCGGAGCGGTGATTTTACCAGGCATAACAATAGGGCCTCGCGCTGAAATTGCAGCCGGCGCAATAGTCACAAAAGACGTACCAGCTGGCAGCCAGGCAAAAGGGCCCGCAGCCCAGGTGCAGTGAATGGCATTATTGACCGATGTATCTAAGACCGAAAGAATAAAACTGGCCATCAAAGATACATTAATCACGCTGAAAGTGATTAAGAAAAGTGGCCAAAAGGTGCGTATTTGCATCGATGCACCCAAAGAAGTGAATATTTCCAAAGAGGAAATTGAAAAGAATTAGGGCCGAGGTTCAATTATAGCCCCCTGTTCAAACATAGCAGGGTAGAGGCCGATGCGAGGGGCGCCGACGATAGGCGCCGGCCAGGGCAGGAGTGAAACATTAACTCTTAACCAAACTACCTATAACTATTCTGAATTAGGAGGCTATAAAATGGCACAAACAATTATTGGGGTAAATGACCCTAAAGCTGTCAAGAAGTATTCGGCATTTTTGGCCGTCGATGTGGCGCGGACTTCCTATTGGAGCCGAAAATTTTTTGGCCAGGGCGTCGAAAGTGGTATGCCCATCCACCAGCTTAACGAGCTGGAAAACGACGCCGGCGAATATATCAGCTTTGATCTTTCCATGCAGCTGAAAATGCAGCCGGTCGAGGGCGACGATGTTCTGGAAAACAAAGAGGAAGAACTGAAGTTTTACACCGATGGCGTGTATATCGACCAGATGCGCGGCGGTGTGAACTCCGGCGGCCGCATGACGAGAAAGCGGACCATCCACAACCTGAGAAAGATCGCTCGCAAGCGTCAATCCGAGTGGTGGGCCCGCGTATTCGATGAGCTCCATTTTATGTATCTTTCCGGAGCTCGCGGCGTCAATGCCGAGTTTGTATTCCCGACAACCTACACCGGTTTTGCCGGCAATTCGCTAACCGCACCGGATGGCGAGCATATCCAATATGCCAACAACAAAACCAAAGCCACCTTGCTTGTTACCGATGTGATGAACTTGACCGAGATCGACAAGGCCAAAGCGGTAGCAACCATGATGGGCGGCGGATCCGGCGGCGGCCTGGCCGGCAGCGACGGCAACACCCAAACGCCTAAGATCATGCCGATTATGATTAACGGCGAAAATCACTATGTTACGGTGATGAATCCCTGGCAAGTTTTCAATGTGCGGACCACAACCAATACCGGCCAGTGGCTCGATATTCAAAAGGCCGCAGCCGGCGCCGAGGGCAGGAATAACCCGATTTTCAAGGGCGCCCTGGGTATGTATAACAACGTGGTTTTGCATGAGCATGAAAACTTGATCCGGTTTACCGACTATGGCGCCGGATCCGACATTGAGGCTTGCAGGGCTCTATTCCTGGGTGAGCAAGCGGCCGTTTGTGCTTTCGGCAGCCCTGGCACCGGTCTAAGGTTTGGCTGGTTTGAGGAAACCCGCGACAATGGAAACCAGCTGATTATCTCGACGCATAGCATCTTTGGCATTAAGAAAGTTACCTTTAATGGCAAAGACTATGGCATCTATGTGATCGATACGGCGGCCAAGAACCCGACAACCTAAACCGGCTAACAGCCTAACGAGTATGTTTTTCCATACTTGATAACTCAAATTTATTAACAGGAGGCATAAATCATGGCTAACTATGAAAGCAACATGGCAGGCGAAAAGGCTCCGGCCAAAAGCCCCCACTCCGCCGGTGAGGTATATGTCAGTGATGGCTATATTGACCTGGCAACCGCAATCGATCTCGATGATATTATCGAGCTTTGCAAACTTCCGCCTAACTGCGTACCGCTGGATTTTGTTCTGGAATCCGAGGATTTGGACAGCGGCGCCAACTTGACTTTGACCGCCGGCATTGTGAACACCGCCGGCGACGACCTGGAAACCAACCACGATTTTTTTGTGGACTCCGATGTGGGCCAGGCCGGCGGATTTCAAGCAAAGGAATTTGTCGCGGCGAGTTGGGATAATCTGCGTCAAGTCATTTCCACCAGCGAGCCCAAAATTGTTGGGCTCAAAGTCACCACCGCACCAGCTGGCGGCGGCGTCGGCGCAGTGCGCGGCCGTTTGTATTATCGAGCGGTCGAGCAACAGGATTATTAATCTTAAATGAACCAGGCACTTAATGAGGGGCGGGCCGGCAGGCGGTCCGCCCGCAACCAAAAGGACAGGAGGCCTATATGTTAATCATGTGCACGATGCGAGAGGGCATTACCGAGGCAGACATTGAGGGCTATCGCTATACTTTTAAGCCCGATCAAAACGGCAATCCGATTGCCAGCGTAACAAAAGAGAGCCATATCAAGGTTTTATTGAATATGGGCCCGCATTGTTACAAGGAATTTAGGCCAGAGATACCGGTCGAGCAAATGAGCGCCGACGAGATCCTGGCCCTGCCCGATGGCGTTTGCGAGGAAGAAAAAAAGGAGATCATGCGCAAAAGGAATGAGGCCGAGCTGGAAAAGCGACAAGCAGCTGCGCGAGCGGCCGCAGCGCCGGCCAAAAGCAAAATGCCTGAGAAAAAAGAGGAAAAAGAGGAAACCGAGCCAGAGCCGGCGCCAGTTGTAACCCAAAGCGCGGCAGCTGCCCTGGCCGAGGCGAAGATCGCGGAGATCATTAACAGCTTTAAAACGCTATCAAAAAAACGATTTCGCGGCTGGCTCGATGCTAACCATGACCAGATCGCAACCATGCCCGAAGATGTAAAGATCGAGCTGGCAAAGAAGATCAAAAAGAACTGGCCAGAGCTGGATCCGGAAATACCTGGCCTTGATTTGGAGAAATATGGCAAGCCGAGCACCAACACCACCGATAAAGGACATAGTAATAACGTCGCGTGATCCGGAGCTGGTCGAGATCCTTAAAGAGATCAAGCAGATTTTGGATATACGCGAGGGCCGCCTGGGTGATGATGGCTTTCGATTTATCGATTACTATGAACTTATCGAGCTTTTAACCGGTGATGAAACCATTACAATTACGGTTTTGCCGGCTGCCCATACCCATATACACGACGATTTAGCAGCGGTCCACCAGGCCGTAACCACAACCAGCGAGCCCACCTTTAAGGATCTCACCCTAACCGATTATGGCGTGACCAGCATAGCCGATGCCCTGGCGGCGCTGGATGGACTAAGCCACCCGCCCGATATAATAGCCGAGGGAAACAGCAGCGTTGAGGTTGTCGATACCGGCACCGGTGAGATTAAGGGCACCGTCGATGCCCTGCAAGTATTTCGCGCCTGGAACGATGCCGGATATGGCCGATTTTGGGCGCAAACGACGCTACAAGCCGGCACCCAGGATACCCAGGCCGGCTTTTTATATTTGTTTGGCCATGCCAGCCCGACCGGCGCCGGCGGCCAGATCGTTTTATTTTGTGATGAGGATACATACCCGACTTATTTTGGCTATGTGATCCAGCCGGTTGACGGTGATCTGAATATAGGGCCCTGGACTCACCAGGATGCGCTTGTTTTTGATGCCAGCGCGGACCGCTGGCGCTTTGATGCTACCATCATGGCCCTAACCGGCCTACTTGAAACCGATCCGAGCACTCCGCTTGATTTAACAGTGGATTGCGGCACCGAGAAAACGATCGTATTAGCCGAGCCGGTATGGAAAGATATTAACGTCGGAGCGGCGCAATTATCGCAACCGGCATCCAGCCAGCCCGATATTGACAGTTTTGCAGATGAGGGCGGCGGAGATACCGGCATTGAAACCTATGCTTTTGATACCGGCGAAAAAGTGCATGGATCCTTTGAGATCCAGCACGACTATTTAGAGGGCTCCGATTTTTCTTTTCATGTTCACTGGCAGGGCAAGGCAGCGCCGAGCGGCACAGATAATGTAAGATGGCGCCTTATCTATACTTTCGCCCAGGATGGCCAGACCTTAGACGCCACCACTACCATAGAAATTGAAACGCCGATCGATACGCAATATGAATTTTATCGATCTGTTTTTGCGACGATTAGCGGATCCGGTATCGAGATCGGCAATCAATTCTTGTTCACCCTGGAAAGGATAACGGCCACCGGTGACGCATACGCCGGTGATGCCTTAATCGCCACCGCCGGCCTGCATTACCAGGTTGATACGATGGGATCCAGGCAAATAGGAGATAAATAAGATGGGTACAATTTCAGTGGGCAGCGTAATAGATCAATTTGAAAGAAAGATCCTCGATGAGGCCAACGAGGATCTAACCGAGGATGAAAACATTTTACTTTTTAATAACGTGATCCGGACCATGATTTTGCTTGTGCCCAGGATCCACAGCGTAACCGAGGCCGTTTTATTGGCGCCTGGCGTCTTACAATTTTTGCCGGCTAAAGGTATCGAGCTTGTGGATATTCCGCTCAATATGGGATCCGACGGCGCCACCCCAGGGGCACCGCTGCGCGAAACCACGCTAAAGATTTTCAATGATGTGTGGCCGCAGTGGGCCTATGATCCGCCGGCAACGGTGATCGAGCACTACATGAAAGATGATAACGAGGAACGCCGTTATTATGTTTATCCGCCGGTGCATCCGACCACGCAAGTTTACGTTTTAATTCAAATGAGCTCGCTACCGACGCCTGTTACCTATGATGTAGATGGAAATTGGCGCCTGCTAACAATTCCGGTCGAGGATCAATATATCGACGCTATCCATAATGGATTGCTTTATATGTTTTATGACGATGATAGCGACAATCCAGGCAACACGCCTCGATCGCAAATGTATTATCAAAGAT